ATAAAGTTCTAATGACTAGTAAGCTGCGACTGATCCAGTTTCGTGATGATGGTGGGTTATTGATCGAAGATACTACAAATTCGTACTTGAGTTATGAAATTAGCTCGTCTTCTGTCATGGTTAAGACCTATGGTGATGCCGATTTCGTACACTACTGGTATGAGAAAGTTACAGCTGAATTTGAAGAAGTTATTAACGTGATCGAGTGGATTTATGGTAGTGATGGTCAAAGCATTGAAATTCCTGTGCTTGACGACCGCGCTCCTGTTGAAGAGATGTACACATTCCTGCACGGAGAATCACTAGCTGATTATTACGATAGGTTCATGAGATCTTCAGCATCTATTTTGTTGCTGATTGGACCACCTGGTACTGGTAAGACAACGTTCATTCGTGGTCTGTTACAGCATGCAAAAGTATCTGCTATGGTCACATACGATACAAATATCCTTTCTAAGGATTACATTTTTGCAAACTTCATTGAAGGTGATCGGAATGTAATGATTGTTGAGGATGCAGATAACTTCCTTGGAGCACGTACTGATGGTAACGACTTCATGCATAAGTTCCTTAACGTTGGTGACGGTCTGGTTACAACGAAGAACAAAAAAATGATTTTCTCTACCAACTTACCATCTATTAAGGACGTTGATGTTGCACTAACTCGACCAGGCCGCTGCTTTGACGTGTTGCACTTTGATAATCTGTCTCAAGAACAAGCAGAGAAGCTTGCTGCTAAAGTCGGGGTTACTGTAGACGGCGTTAAAGAGAAGTGGACTATTGCAGACGTGTTTCATAAGCAGTCCGAAGCACCACGAGTACCAAAGCGTAAGGTTGGGTTTGTATGAAATACTTTCTCGTTGAATATAGTTCGAAGGGCAATGGGTTCTCGGGGGAGATGTTTGTTCATGCTCCTACGCTTGTACATGCGCAAGATAGATTCATCGGATGGCTTAAGCTACAATCACAATACCATCACCTTTGGCAGCTTGAATTTAAATTTAGACAAGTAGAAAACTGCATTCTACCTTTAGTGACAGATAATGATCGAACAAACAATATTCAACAATCTTATTAATAATGAAAGTTATGCTCGTAAAGCGTTGCCCTTTTTAAAGGCTGAATACTTTCAGTCGCGAGCTGATAAAACACTTTTCAATCTGGTGTATAACTATGTTGAAAAGTACAACAACGTACCTACTAAAGAAGCTCTGTTGATTGATGCAGACGAGGTGACGGGGCTTACAGAAGACGAAGTTAAAACCATCGGTCAACGGATTAATGTTGTTTCGGAAAGTGATGCCCCGGATATTGACTGGCTCATGGACCAGACTGAAAAGTTCTGTCAAGATAAAGCGGTATTCAATGCCGTTATGGAATCTATCAATATCCTAGATGGTAAGAGCTCTCAAAGTAAAGGTAGTATTCCGGAGATTCTCTCAACCGCACTTGCAGTATCTTTTGATACGCATATCGGGCATGACTTCCTAGAGGATTTCGCCGAACGGTACGATTACTACCACCGGAAAGAATCGCGCATACCATTTGATCTTGATTACTTTAATTTAATTACAAAGGGTGGTCTGCCTAATAAGACTCTTAACATCGCACTTGCCGGTACTGGTGTTGGTAAGTCTCTATTCATGTGCCACTGCGCAGCCGCTAACTTATCACAGGGTAACAATGTGCTGTACATCACGATGGAGATGGCAGAGGAGAAGATAGCTGAACGTATCGATGCTAACCTCTTGAATGAAGCTATTGATATGCTTTCGATGTTGCCTAAGGATGTGTACGAGAAGAAGATCGAGCGGGTTAAGAGTAAGACACCCGGTAAGTTAATCATTAAGGAATATCCTACTGCGTCAGCCGGGTCTAACCATTTTCGTCACCTACTCAATGAACTGAAGTTGAAGCGTAATTTTAAGCCAAGTATCATTTACATTGACTATCTTAATATCTGTACCTCTTCAAGATTGAAATTCGGTACGAACGTAAACTCATATACTTACGTTAAGTCTATTGCTGAGGAATTGCGAGGCCTGGCTGTTGAGTTCGGTGTTCCTATCGTATCTGCAACACAAACTACTCGCGCTGGCTACTCCAATACAGATGTTGGATTAGAGGATACAAGCGAATCGTTTGGTCTTCCTGCAACTGCCGATTTCATGTTTGCACTTATTACGTCTGAAGAACTTGAAGCTCTCGGACAAATTATGGTCAAGCAGTTAAAGAACAGGTATAATGATCCAGGGTTTCACCGGAAGTTTGTTATTGGTGTAGATAGACCGAAGATGAAACTGTATAATGTTGAGCAATCTGCACAGCAGGATATCGTTGATGATAAGCCGTTATTTGATAATTCACCTTCCGGTACAAGGATGCGCTCGGAAGATAAGAAGCTAAATAAGAATATATTTAACGGATTTCAGTAATTAATGCAGTTTATTCTGAAAATAATCATTTGGTTAATAGCATTCCCAATAGCACTTATTGTACTATCTGTGCTTACAGTGATCGAGTATGCAGTTATGGTATTTGATATGCCGATTGATATTTGGCATCATATGAACGACGATTACGATGAAACGACCGACACTTAAATTTACAAGACTGCATAAATATCCCTTCAAAAAAGGCACTCTTATGAATGTTAGTGTAACGGGACTTAGATCTAAAAAGCAGCAGAAAATATTTACAAAAGCTGCTGAGTTTTACGCATCATTACTTCTTAATAAAAGAACTGCTGCAACTGTATTTCTCGAAATAAATTTCAAAAGAGTTCTTGATGATTGCGCAGACGGGTACTGTCATTTTTTAAGTAAGGCGACAGGATTTAGAGAGTTTGAAATTGATATTGTGAAGGGGCTACCATTGGATGAGACCCTTATTACGCTTGCCCACGAGATGGTGCATCTCAAACAATTTGCAACTAATGAATTATCAGGTAATCAAACACCTGCAAATATTACAAGATGGCAGGGCAGATCGGTGAATGAGAATAAGGTAGATTACTGGGATTTACCGTGGGAGATTGAAGCTCATGGTAGAGAAAGAGGTCTGTACTATCGATTAGAAGATAAGACCAGTATTCTCAAATAATTATCTTGCTAACGGATTATCAAGAGCTTTTTGAATCTTACTATCGATGTCTTTCTTCAACACCTCTACTTCTCTAGTAATCTCTCTTCTTGCGTCAGCCATCTCTTTCTTCAACACCTCTACTTCTCTAGTAATCTCTCTTCTTGCGTCAGCCATCTCTTTACGGATACTGTTGACTTCCGTTCTTGCTTTATCCAGATCTTCTCGCACATCTTTACGAGCTTGACGCATCTCTTGCTCTGTTTCGCGCTGGGCATTCTTTACACTACGCTCTATTTGCTCCGTCACTGATTCATTACGTCTTATATCAGTTTTAAGATCGTTCTTAATATCGCGTGTATAATCACTCGTCTTTGAGCTATTTTCTTCAATAACTGCTAATCTCTTATCGAATTCAGAAAGGTCGGGTGCTTCATACGATGCAATCTTTTTCTTCATGCTCTGATAGTCCTTGTACACTTCGAACGTACCGTATAACCCGCCTAGAAGTGATGATACTAATGTAAACGCTACCATTAGTTTTGCAGGTGTAAACTCGTACCCACCGATACTTATTACTGTATCCTTACTTGCGTATTTTTTCGCGGCGCCTTCTAACTCGTCTATTTTCTTATTTAAATCTTTATCTGACATTTGATTCTCCATTTTTTAATGGAATAGACCAAAAATATTATTTCTCAAATTTCAGATTTTGTAAATTACGTAGTTCACTTTCTAATTTTTGGATTTCTATCCGTTTTTTCTCTAACTCAAGTTGATATAATATATTACAATCAACTCTACCTTTCGGTGCCCCGATTGGTATAATAATCCTTCCGTATACTCCAACATCCTTTGTAGTTGGTATAGTATTTGTTGTAATTGTCTGATTATTAGTAATAACTCCAACTACACCAAATTCAACGTTCGTACCTGAACCTATCGCCATCGAACAATCTAATTCACCTGATCTAAATCTATCAGACTGGTAACTACCTGGAGCACCTGGTATTGATAAGTTTAGCGATCCATTAGCATTTACATTCAGTGATGCTAGCAGCAGAGTAATACTAATAATATACTTCATTTTACCTTTGAACATATTCTAGATGAAATTACTGTACTCTGTACATTTTCTTTCTTAATCCTAGATTCAGAACAAATGTATGTAATTTTTTTTAGATCTTCTTTTTTAATGTAAACATTAACTTCTTTTGTTTGAAGGTAGTTAATACGAATTAATTTATTTTCAGAAGCAAATGACATTGGCTTCCAGTCAATATCATAAACACCTAACTCGTAAAACTCGATCTCTTTTCTTTTATTAAATATCTCCATCTTTGTGTACATTACCCCATCAACAAATGAATGCTGAAAAACGGGATATGTAGGTAAAAATTGGTGGGCATTTGCATACCCACCAGTTAAGCAAAATAATAAAAAAACATAACGAAGCATGATATATTACATCGCAATACATTCTGCGGTTACAATAGCTCTATACGTACCGGCAGGGAATGCCTTGTTATACCCGTACTCAGCCTTTGAATCCGCTTTAAACCAAACCGTGCCTGGTACAGATAGCACAATCTCTGTGGTATTGTTATACAAGGTTTTATTGGTTGAGTATGCCGACATTGCAGCATCTGTAACTCGACTAACATCTACACTACCTGTCCATGTGACGCTATCTGGTAATGTTGGTGAGGACGAGAATGTATTTGGAACTGTAATAACAGCTTTGTAGTAACCGGATTGCAGTACGTCGTACCTTATGATAGGCTGAACACCACCATCGGCCGCCGCTGTACTCAGCACGTTCGGAGACGGGTTACCAAATACACCTGGAACTTCAGTGTATATTACACATCTCGAAGTAACCGTACCAGTAATAGGTACGCTTTCAGATGTTGCTAGCATTGGAATTGCAAGTAGCCCTGCAAATATGATTTTTTTAATCATTTCTTTCTTTCTTAGTTTGTGTTACTGTCACTTATATTGAGAATCTACTATAGCTCTATGCATTCTTTCTTGAGATAAACTCAGTCTCCTTGCACTTCTACTATCTGGTAGAATTTTATCAGAATAACGAAGGACATCATTATAAACACCACCGTTGATATTTATACGATACTGGTCGAGCCCAGGAATGTTATTCAGCAACTCAAGATCGATAGCTAATTTTATATCTTTTGGATTTAGTAAAGAATTCGGGCTTATAGTCCGCTCTTTAGACTTCCTTTCAAGCAATAATTCATTTTGTCGAATTTGTTGCTGCTCATTAATTAATGTCTTATTTTCTATTGCAGCTCTTACTAAATCATTAGCTAATGGGTCTACTGGTTCAGTATCTTTAAGAGATAATTTTTTTAACATTGCAAGATCATAACCTGGACATGCTGGACTGCTTAGCGGATCAACGCATGTATCATATCGATATTTGTAGATGACTGAAGTATTACGCACTTCTCCTCTACCGTCAACGTTTATTTCACCATTACCCCAGTATGTACCGGGAATATTATTTACGGGCACTAGCTTCGTTATAGTATTACCTCTTAAACCAGACCAATCATCTTGGCTTCTAAAAATATACCCATCACCGAGCCTGTTCTTATTTTGTACAGAAACAAGCATAGGATCAGCGGCATTCTTTACAGTAGTATACTGGTAAATAACTCCATCAACAGTTAATCCTGTTATCGATGGTAGTATATTTGTCATTGACCATGTTAGCCCGCCACCGGTGGCGTTAGGAGTGCTATTATTCTTTATTTCAGAGTAGGAGTAGGAGCAGGAGAGTAAGAATACCACCAGCGCCAAATAATGTCTTAGCTTCATTGCTTATTCCTTGAGACTCCTCTTTTGTACCAGGCTGTAGCGACTTGTTCGATTTCCACTGTTCCTTCGCTTCAGCACCAATCGTACCATCGTACGGGCATGGGGTTCCTGCCATCATCATAGCATCAAAAACCCTTTTATCCTGGCAAAGCGTAGATACAGCGGCAACCTTCATACCCATATCAAAGAGTGTTTTCGATAGTTTTAAGCGCTCACAATTCATATCTCTTACTGTCGTACCTGCGGAAAGTCCGAGAATCTGTGTCTGCACTGCGCCAGCAACCCCGACCGTACATAGATCGGAATTTGATATATTCATCGTCGGTGTAATAGCTGATGGGGGCGGAGATCTTACAGTAGTTGTACTTGTTGAGGTCGAATCTACAGTATTTTTACTTGTAGAATTTGTAACGATAGGATCACTAACCTGCGCATTAGCTGATAACGATAGAACAAGAAGTATCATTATAAATTTTTTATTAATCATTCTCTTCTCTCTTTTTGTTATTTCTCAATTAGCTAAATATTACATATTTTTTCACAGGAGACACAATATGATGATTTTCGTTAATATCGGTATTTTTCTTATCTCACTGCTTTGTATAGTCTACGGTATTTATTACAACATGATTGTTACGGTATTAATCGGTACAGTTGGTGCACTTTATGCACTGTATATGTACAGAACAAGTGGTAATACAAGTATTGTTACTGAGGCAGAACTTAAAGAAATGCTGGTTAAGTTAGAGCAAGAACAGACGACTACTGTACCA